CTTGCAATTCCACCTCAGCCGCCGATGTCCCATTCAAAGCCGCTTGCGCACTTAATACATCGTAATTTATCATACCGCTGGCGATTGTCCCAAAACCGCTCGCAAGGCTCTTAAAGCTACCTAACATATTTAAGTAAGAACTATCCGCTTCTGCCATTTGTTAACCCTCGTAATTTATATCAAGTGTAATCGATAAAATATCTATAGGATAAAAACTCCCGGTAACATCAAATCTCGCATCTTTATCATATTTGCCACAAGCAAAGAACTCATAATTATCTTTGTTAATCTTCGTCTGCCCATTAAAAGTCAACTCCTTCGTGTCTTTACAAACTATACTGGCTTTAGATATACGCTTTTTAACTGTCATAGTTTGATTGTTAATGAATATCGGATTGCTCTTAACCTCAAAATTAAACGCTAAACCTATATTAAAACTCGCTTCATAAGCCTTATCTAACTCCAGTATTCCGCTCGATACTACCGCCTTCTTTATTATATCATCATCTTTGTAAAGATAAACCTCTTTTCCGTTGTATTCATCTATGTTTTGCACGGTATCGCCGGAAACATAGATGCTTCGCGTCATATCGGTTTTTGAATCGGAGAACTTCTCTAAATAAGTAACTCCGTCCCTCTCTATTAAAATATATGTTGCTTCAGGCAAACAAACAACATCTTTTATTTTGCCGTCCATCGTAACTTGACTTATGCTCGTTATTTGCTGGCTTAATACTATACAAGCAACAAGCATAGTCCCGTCGTCTAATACTATATAAACAAAGTCGCCTACATCAACAGAGCTGTTGTTCTCTACATCTAAAGCTATGGGGGCTCTAATCAATGAAGAAAACAAACTGATGTTGTCGCTCATATAGCTTGCTTGCTCATAATCATAAACATAGCTTAAAAGCGATTTACCATTCTTTTCTATAAAGATAACAACTCCCCCCAATACCGCCGGAACAACACGAGCCAAACTGCCGTTCTGCGTGTTTTTAGTAAGCGTTATAGCATTCGGAGTTAAAGAGTTTTCAGAAGCACTCCACTCTTGCCCTGTGGTAAATATATGCAATCCCCTCTGCTCTATCATATTAACTATAGGGTCGTTTGTAAGCAATTGAACATCTATGCTGTCATTGTCATAATTACCGGAGTTCTTAAAATTGTTTACATCATCAATCCTACTCGCCCATATATTCGAAGGGAGGGATTTACTGCCACCAAACCACAAACGGCTCTGGGCAAACAAACAAGTCCTAGGATAACCCCTTGTAACACTCCAAACTGCCTCATAACCGCTTATCTTTTCCCAAGATGCAATAGCGTCAGTTGTGTAAAAAGGTATCTGTGTAACCGCATTTACTACCGTGTCAGAAACATATTCGGTTATTCTTGCTATCCCCCCGTTGCCGTCTATCTTTTGCCCTACCCAAGTGGCATCAAATATGCTTGAAGCGGCAGTAATCTTTATTGCTCCTTCTTCAGCCGAAGGAGTTATAGAAACAGTTTGAGCCGTCCTCGTTTCTCCATTGAAGGCATAGTAAGGGATGTTTTCAATCGTAAAATTGCCAAAAGTCCAAGAACCATCGGATTGACGCTGTAACTGTTTGGGTGGCATTTCAGGGTGAGTTAAAATAATAGTATCGTCTCGGAATGTATATTTTATATCATCAATATAATCATCTAATACACCCGTTATCTTAAACGCTTGAACAATCCTATCTTCAGTAAAGATAACAACAAACTGAGAAGCTAAACAAATTATGTATTGTTCTTTATTGTTAAACACGAACTTTATTAACTTTACCTTTTGACCTTGCGCGCTGTTAAAGACTTTCACATAGCCGAGGCTTAATGTCCCTGTATAAGAAAAGGTTGCGTCCTCATCTATCCTCAATCTTAAATATCTAAAATCTTTTACAAAATAATCAAAATCAACGGCATTTGTAGTTACACTCTTGCGCGCAACCTCTTCCCAAGCTACGCCATCTTCAGACTTTTCAAGAACAACAACGATGTTCCCAATCGAGTATGACATATAGCCGTTTTTACCTGCATATCCTGAACCTTCATCATTACCTTGAGACTTTCCGCCGGCGCCATATCCTGTTTCTGTTCCATCTATAAACGAAGCATTGGTATATTCGTTATTCGTTCTGTTTTTAACATCATAGTTACTGGGAAAGGTAAAACTTAAATCGCCTGTATAACCGCCGCCGCTACCGTGCCTTCTTCCTTGTCTGCCTTGCCCGCCACCACAAGTTATTGATAAACCATTGCCTGTAAGTGTGGAAGCTGTGCCTGCGTGTCCGTCATTGTTTCTTACATAAGCGCCAGCCCCTGCACCACCTTGACCACAAACAAAAGTATAAGTGCCTTGAGTAAGGGACGCGTAACATTCAATTCCTGCTCCTCTGCCGCCCCATAGGTTAGAACCGCCTCCTCCACCACCTGTCATCTTAATATAGACCTCTTTATCCACAGGAAGCGTAAACGAACCGTTCGAGGTATAAGAAGCTATAAAGAACAGGCTGTTAATCTTAATATCCTTAACGATGACATTCACATCTTCAGTAAAAATTTCTCCGTAATCAATAGAGCATATATCCCTGTTAGTGCCTATATTGCTTGATGTAAATGTGTTGTAATTTGTTAAATCAGCCGCCGTTCCGCCAATATAAGATGTAGGTGTCCCGTTTTCTTCGTCGGTGTAATTAACTGATAATTTAGATATAAAGTTTGTGCCTCTACGCTTACGAATACCACCGTAAACAGTAGAAACAACATTTTCCATCTTTTGCGCAGAAGAATTAAGTAGCTCTAAATCAGTGCGCTCTACAAGCTCGGGAGATATTTGCCCTTTAGAAAACTTAACCTTCTTTTGCCTTGTCTGCATCAGTTCCTCACATCAACAAAAACGCCAGTGGGTAATACTTTTATAGCTTTACTCCTTACATCACAATTTGTAGCCTCTATGTATTCTCTCTGTTCGTTAGCAATTAAAATCTGCTCTAATTGTATGTCTCCGGTTATCTTATGGCACAATGTCCTTGCCATTAAATACTTCAAATAATTTATAAAATAATACGGGAGTTGCTCCTCACACTTTTTTACAACATAATCAAGATATAAAGAGGCGGAGTTTGTGTATATCTTGTCATCATATATCTCAAAATCCATTATAGGAGCGGTTAATTTTATATCACTATAAATACATTTAACAAAGAGGCAGTCACTAGGTAAATCATAAGAATAACTATACTTTTTATCAGTAATCGCCGTCTTTGTTAATCCTGTTTGCTTTGTAGCAAACCCCCAATGATATTTTTCTAGTGCAACCCCTAAAATAAACTCGTATTGATTATTTATAATCTTTACTTCATTACTGTCAGAGCTGTTGAAATCAGGGCGCTCACTTACGCCTAATTCCTGTAATACTAGCCATTTAATATCATCTCTGTTCATACTTCCGCTACCCAAGATTTAGTTGCTACACCATCAGCCACAGTAACTTTTAATGTATATGTGCCGTCAGCCGCAGGCATTGTCGGAAGCTCTTGCGTGGCAGAAGCAATACCGTCCTCATCAGTGACAATCGTCTCTCCGTCGCACTTCAAAGCTATTGCATTGCTAGTAATGGAAACACCGTCGCCAGCAGTGTAAGTGAAATTTTGAACCAAATCTTCTTGGTTTGTTATAGTGCCAGTAATACCACCCCAAACAGCCCCAACATCAGTTCCTAATTTTGTAGCGGTTTTGTCATTACCTACTTTAGAAGAAATCCTATATAAAGCATAAGATGAGCCATATAATACTTGGATACAATCACCTACTGCCAAAGATACATCCTTAAAATAGCCGCTGGCAGTTACATCATCATTGTCAGCGTTATAATACCACCAGAGCTTTTTACCAGCATTGGCGGTAGGAGTTAAAATCTTTAAGTTTTCGTTGTTAAACATATTACCCCCAAAAGGAAAAAGGGGGAGAGTTGCCCCTCCCCTGTTAAGTTAGCTGTTAGCCGAAAGAGTTATTACACCAGAGGCTACACTGGCGTGATACCACGCATTTGAAGCACCGTTGGCAGGTATAACCAAAACTTGGTCTTTAGCCTTTATACCCGTTTTATAAGGTATATAACCAGCGGTAGTAACAGTGTCGCTGTCTTTGTTGTAAAAAGCCCATAGAGAGGGGATAACCCCTTCTTTTACGACATTTATGGGAGTTAAGTTTTTAGCGTTAAACGACATAATTACCTCCTTAATCAATATCAGAAATTACAGCTACAACGCCCTTGTTATCAATAACAACCGCTCCTGCGGAGAAGTCGCCACCGACAATCCAAGAACCCTTTTCAGGAAGCCAAGCCATCTCGGTCTGGACATCTTGTCCAAGAGCAAAACCAACAGCTCTCTTGTGGTAAATAAAGCCTACACAATCAGCGCCAGTGTTGGCAGTGGGCAAGCCACCTTCGTCACGGTCAGCAATCATAATAAACTTCATTCCCAAGAAGCTGTCTACTTCACCACGAACCAGAGCTTTAACGCTGTTGTAGTCTGAATCAGTTACCTGAGTCGTATTCAACAAATCGTTGAGCTGTTTAGCTGTGTGAATGAAGTAGCGGTCTTTGTTCTCAACACCGTTCTTATTCAACAGAGTGATGCCTTCAATAAGAACACCAACCGTCAAATCAGTGTTGGTAGTGCCTACCGTCATATTGACAGAGTCATAACCTGCATTGATTGCGTCAATGATGATTTGGTCTTTACGCAAGCCCAAAGCGTCACCCGCTACCTCTGCAAGCTCTTGAACTTCGGAGAAGTTAATCTTCTTCATATCAAACTTGTCAACATAATCGTAAGCGTCCCAATCTGTCAGGATACACTCGACTTGGGAGTAGTCAACATTCATTGCCACTCTGTCGTTGCCGGGAATGTGCTGAGTTGCCATACCCTTGCCTTTTTTACGGAAGTAGATAGATTTACCTACAACTCCGGTTTTTGTATACACTGTGTTTTGAAGCAAGCCAACTTGTCCATAAGCCCGCTTTACTTCGGCGTCATACGCATATTGAAATACTGCGTCTATAGTCTGCGACATTTTTCTTTCCTTTCATTCGCATTAAGTTAAACAAAATTAGATGCTCAAATAATGCCATTTAACGAAAGGGTTGGATAAACCAATAATGCCTAGTAAATGGGTTTTCGTATCTACTAGGCACTATATTATATAATTTTTTACTTGTCAACTATACAACAGGTAAAGGAGTGTTCCTTCCTGCATTCATTCTGTCTTGAAGAATCTGCAATCTTCTTTCTTTCGTGGTCTCGGGTAAGTTATACTCCCTAGCTAATGTCACATCATCAGCCAAACCTTGGAAAGCGGCACTAGGTGTCGGTATCTCTGCCATACTGTTCTGCCCGAATAATTTGCGTATCTTGCTGACTATGGTATTGCCCGTAGCATAATTATTACACGCCTTAAATAAAAATTTCTTCTCTTCATCGGAAAATATACCGTAGCTCTGTAAGAAGTTCACATTCTCTTTGATTATAGTTTCTGCATTCTCGCCTAAAGCAGAAAACTCCTTTAATATCCTCTGTTTTTCTTTTTCCCTCTTTTGTTCAGGCGTTTCAGTATGCAAAACATCTAAACGCTCCATCTCTTCAAAGAAAGCCTTTTTCATAGCGTTAGCTTGCTCTTTGGTCAAAGAATTGTTGAAGGCAAACTCATTCAAGCCCTTCATAGTTTCTTTTATCCATTGCCCCTCTACGCTTTCTTCTTGAATGTTATTAAACCGCTCCTCTAAAGCAAAGCCTTCGTTGTATGCTTCAGCTTCTTTAGGAATCTCTACACCTTTAGACAATTTCCTGCGCATATCTAAAGCCTGCTTCTTAAACGACTCCTTTTCGGCTTTCTCGGACACCAAATAATCGCTCAACGCTTTCTGGTCTATTTCGCGCGTTTCAGCATTAAAGAACTTATCGCTAAAACCTGTCGGCATCACAGGGGCGGGGTCGGCATCTTCAGTAGCGTATGTATCTACCAAACCTTTCGTGGGTTCAGTGGTCGTTTCTTCCGGGGCTTCACCTACTGTTTCAGTGTTAGTCGTTGTCTCTGTTTCGTCCATCGATTATTCCTTTCAATAAATTTTCAATAAATCTAACGGCTTTTTGTTCGCCTAACTTAACATACATCTCATTCGGATTTAATGTATCAGGACATTTAATCTCGAACAAGTCCTTCAAATAAGCAAGCACCGCTTGCCCATCTTCATTGTTGAACACCTTTATAAAAACGCTGTCCCTACATTCCTTGTCTTGCATATCTTTGGGCATCTGCTTTACCTTGCTCCTTTGCATTTGAAACATCTACATCGTTAATCATTGCCTGCTGTTGAGCCTGCATCATAGCGAACTGTTTATTGGCTTCATATTCTCTGCGTTCAGCCTCGGTTCTTACATAACCCCTGTCAAGACCCATCTTAACCAATATATCAGGTATCAACTCGTCGAGCTTGACAGATTTATCCAACATCTGACCTGTCGGGTCTGCCTGCAACAAAGTTCCTATCGCATTCAATGTTGAATCTACTTCAGCCATATTCTGTTGATTTGCTAACCTCGTGTTAATCTTAATCTTAAACCCAAAACCGTTGAACTGCCGAACATCAATCTTATTTTCTTTATCAATAAAACCAAAGTTCTTTAATACCTCAATCATTCTGGGAATAAGCCTTTGCAAGAATGATAACAACCGCCCAAAAGCGTTGTTCAAGCTACTGTCCAACTCTTGCGTTCTACGCATAATTTCCGTGGCTGTCATCTTGCTTGGCTCATCAGGAATGGTTGATGCATACATATTGCGCTTTATTTCCATTGTCAGCTTGTCTATTTGATAGTTTGACAAGTCAGGCATAGGATTAACTTCAAGTTGCTTTATCGTTGGGTTGTTAGTTGCATTGCTACCTACTGGGCTAATTGCACCGGGTTTTAGTAAAAACTTGTCAGGGTCAAACACTCCGTCTGCAACAGCCGTGAAGCTAGGAACAGTGAACGATAACGCTCTTAACGAATACTCTTTTATCTTGTTTAGGGTCTTAAAGTCGTTGATTACTTGCAAGCCTGGTCCCCTGCCGTAGGTTTCGCCAGCGCACTTACTCCATCTTAAATCAATGAAAGGGCTACACAAGCTGGTTTTTTCAACAATTACCTTTTCTTCCTTGTCGTCAATGACAACATATCGCCAAACCCTGTCTGTATCATCGTAATATGTTGCCTCTAACAAGTCTTTCTTTTCGGTTTCCTTGCCTTTTTCATAGGAATAATTAGCACTTGCCCATTGTTTCTTGATTTGCTCATTCGGTAAGCATAAATGGCGATAGTATGCGCAAGCCTCGCCATTAACGCCATCTTCAATAGATATATCTTTGAAAGGTATTGCAATAAAGTTTAGCGGATTGTCCGGCGTGCCTTCCACACACGACATAACCCCTGTCCCTGCAATAACATCAAAAGCCATTTCCGTGAAAACCGCGTCGTAATTACTGCAAGCCTTGTAAGCGTTACAAACCTTCTTTGCTTCATTAAGGTTTTCATTGACATCATCTGCAAAGGCTTTATTTGTAGGGTCGGCAGTGTAAATATAACCTGCCTCAAAATCTATCCAATCCATATTTACCGGGCATAACAGGCTCTGTAATCTCTGCACAAATTCATTACAAGATTGCTCCAATACGCTTGAAAATATCTCTTCACGATTAGATGTGACCGTTCCGTCCCTATTAGGTTTTATATTGTTATACCTATCAGGGGTGCCGAACTTATAAACATCTTCGTATAGTTTCTCAAACTTTATACGCTCGGTCTTACTCTTTTCATACCTTTCCTTGATGTCTTTTATCGTGCGCTTCATTTTAGCCTAATATATCCTCTTCATCTTTAATGCGACCCTTTAAGCCCATTTTACCGGTAGTAGAGGTCTTATACCTACCGCCACCCGCACCCATTTGCTCTCGCTGTTGGTTAATTAAAGTCTTACGCTCCTCTAACGCCTGCTTCTTTTGCTCAGCCGCTATCTTTTCTTGCGCCGCTTGTTGCGCATAAATAGCATCTGATACATCATCATCACCGCCAAAAACTCCGCCCATCATATTTCCTTTCGCATCAAAAATGGTTTATATCCTAGCTTTTCCAAAAACCCCGCCATTCGCTCATTCGTATGGCTACCTTGTAAAATATACTTTACTTTGTGCTCTTTGGCAAGAGTGTTAATTCTTTTTTCAATTTTTAACAAATACTTAGGATTCTTTCTGTATTCCTCTTTTATGTAAAAGATGTCAACGCACAGCGTATCCCTATAAGTTATATGCGATTGCAAAGTGCATACCAAAAAATACTCTTCTGTATCCTCAATGAATGAAGAACGGTTGATTAATTCAATCCACCGCATCGCGGTTACATCAGAATTATAGCCATAATCCTTTTGTAAAAGCTCAATCCAGTATTTCAATCTATCTATCCGATTAAAGACTTCCATTAAAACCTTCCGTCCCATTCTTTAGCAGTAAACGACTTAACATTTTGTTTGTATTGTAGCTTAGGTATGATACGGAAAGCATCGCTGGCGTGGCTTGCCCAATCGTGCAAAGGTTGATTCTTAAAGCACTTTCGCCCTTCATCCCACTCCCTACGATATTGCTTCAAAGCCGCATACCCGTCCTTGCAAGCCATATTAAAACGGCAAATAGGTAAAATTGCCCGAACAGCGCAAATATCAGCGTAAACATCACTTGTTCTCGGTATAATGTCAACATTGTTCAACCCTAGTGTTAATAATTGACCTTGAATGGATTGTGCTTGTTCTGCGGCAGTTAATTGCCTTTGAACGCCATCGTGTGGCAAATGATGCGCAATGTAATTGTAATTCTTGTCTTTAATAACCTTAACATAATGTCCTAGACCAAATGAACTTGCTTCATAAAAATCTATAACCCTAACCGTGCCATCTATGAATTGCACCCACCAAATAGACATACTGTCGCTTACCCCCAAGTCCCAGCAAGTATGAACCGGGTATCTCGGGTCGTATGGATAATCACCCATCGGTATTTTAGAAAGTATATCTGCATAATATGCTCCATAGATAGCGCCGGCAAAAGAAACATAATACTCTTGCTGGATAAGTTCTTCAGGCTTTCCCCTTCGCCTCTCGTCGTCGAGGTCTTTATCAGTTAATACGCCGGTATCTTCAATTGTTAGGCGGCAGGTTAAAGCATTAGGCTCAGATGACAAGAAGTCATACATTGCCTTAGCGTGATTGTCTCCGCGAGGAGTTGTGTTAAATATAACCCAGCCCCCGCTCTCTTTTAACATAGGCTCAATCACCAAATCGTATAAGCTCGGCTTTTGCAACGCATACTCGGATATTACACACCCTTTTATGCCAGCGCCAACTAACGAGTCGTAATTATCACCACCAAGAAATGAAATTATTGACCCGTTTTTAAGGTATATTTTCATTTCTTGTTCTGATTTTTTAAGTATAGCTTCCTCGGGTATCATATCTAGATACTTAAACCCTGTAGATGTTATACCTTCCCAAATACTTCGCCTTACTTGGTTTTGTTGCGGCAAAATATACCAATAGTTCCCAACAACCTGAACAGCTTGCGCAATCATATACTGGAGGCAAAAGACATCTTTGCCTGCTCGCCTGTGCATCAAAATAAATGCACGCTTAATCTTTCTGCGTAATAACTCCAGCCATAGTTTCTCTTGATAGTCCCTAAGCGGAAGTATTGGTAGTTCCTTCATCCCCTACGCCTAAAATTTTGAACACAATACCTTTGCCTTCATCATCTGATAATTGCAGATTGTTAGGTATTATCTTCACTAGCATCTTGCCAAGCAAACCCCAGTTCTCTGGTAGCTTTAACCATTCAACCCCGCCAAGGTCTTGATATGCCTTCCAAGCATCCGAAGTTACTAGGGCAGGAATCTTGTTCGGAGTCCCCGCCTTTCTACCGCCTGTCTTTATATGTCCTTTCTCGAACATTAAAACTACTTATCCTCTCTCATAGTGTTTTTCCCGCGTTTCTTTTTAACGCCTGTTGGTTCCTCTTGAGCAGTATTTATAACCTCTTTTATATCAGCAAGCATTATCATCTCCAAGTAGGGTAGGAAGTTTTTAGAAATATGCTCGGCAAGGGCTGGCTGAGACTTTATTAGGTTTAGGAACTCATCGTTACTCACGCCTATCTTATCCAGAGCCTGTTTGATGTAATAGCCGCTTTTAGTTAAGCGGATTATTTCGTTTGCCGTGGAAAGTGGGTTGTTTTCAGCTATCATTTACTTTGTCTCCTTTAATGTTGGGAACTCCGGTTTACCGATTACCTTTTCTCGTAAAGCGTCAAGCTCATTTTGTGCGGCTTTAGCCTTTTTGTTCATCTCGTCGCTAATTGGTATCTGTCTATTCATAGCTTCCGTTGCTTCCTTGCGAGTAGCATATACGAAAGCACTTTCCTTTGTAACCTGTTGCCCGTTGCTCGTTTTGATTACATATAACAAGTAGCCTGTCGATGATACGGTCAAACCACTAACCACACCCTCGCCGACTTTTTTTTCTTTTAAGTCAATAAAATATACTTTGTTGGATATAAAAATCATATTACCTCCTGTAGGAATTATAGAATAAAACACACCTAACCCTTTGTCAAGATACAAAAATCCCCCAGCTGATAAGGAGTGCCGGGGGATTACCAAAACATAGGAACGACCTATTAGGAAGCAATAATAAGATTGCCATAACTTTAGAAAAAAGTCAATAAAAAAAATATAAAAAAGTTGTTGACAGTTAAAATTGTAAAACTTATAATCCCCCTATCATTAACCAAAGCAAAGGAGAAATATATGTGGAAGCCTAGAAGGAACGGAGATAAGTTCTGGTATGTGGACATCTTTTTGAAGCCACATAAGGCTCGTATGTATAACGGTGATGATGATTCTATCAAACTGATAAGAAGTGGTAACTGCTTCAGAACAAGAAAAGACGCTCAAGAAGCATCGTATGTTTTTAAGTCTTACTTGCTCTGCAAGGATAGAAACCTTTGGAAACATTAAAGGAGAGGGAAAATGAGAAAACTTCACAGAAAAGACATTTATGCAAAGATTGCTGATTTAATGGCAGAGAATAGGCTATATGCTGGGAATAACACTGCTGAAGACTTTATACGCCGATATTCCGAGGATAAGCCTTTAAGGTGGGAAAATACACCTCCTGCTTGGCTTGAAGATGATATGACACTTTTGCTTGATGATTATATGCGGGCAAAATAGTGTTGACAAAACTAGAATTAGCTTTATTATTTAATCTGTTTAAAGGACAAGAAAATGACATACCAACAATTATTCAACGAAACTTTATCAAAAATGAGATTAGTGACGGGAGCCGCATTGCAAGACCACGAGCCTTTAATGCGTTCTCTTGCTAAAATTATGTATGATTTTTCGGACGGATTAAGAGATAACGATTTATTGAAAGGACAAGACAAAAATGGAAACAAAGACGAAAAATATAGCTTGTAGGCTATTCAAAGAGCAAATAAACCTAATAAATCAATTACCAGAGCAAGATAGAGCCAATGTTCTATACTTGGCAATAATGAGAGCATTTAATCAATTTGAAAATCAAATTGAAAATCAAATTGAAAATCAAATTGAAAATCAAATTGAAAACGCATATATATCTATATCTATATCTTCATCTATATCTATATCTGTATTAGATTTATTAAGTAAGAATATAGTTTTTAAGGAATATAGCAATAATTACGGCGGTAAAAGAGAAGAAGCCGGCAGAAAACAAGCTAAAAAAAATCAAGATGCTAATCAAGTTGAAAATCAAGTTGAAAAAACTGGTCAAGTTAGTGGTCAAGTTGACCACCAAGTTGAGCAGTTTGAGGATTTTTGGAGTAAATATACTCCGATAAGAACATCAGACGGATTTGTTGCTAAAGGCAATAAGCAGTTAGCGCAAAAAGCATTTACGAAAGCATTGAAAGGAGCAAGTTATGAAACAATTATCAGAGGACTTGAACAATATCTTACATTCTGCCGAGAAAACAACCGCTACACCAAGCAGGCAAGCACTTGGCTTAACCAGCGGGGCTGGGAAGATGATTACGGAGACAATCAAGCAATCCAAGCCGAAGGACGCCGAGGAGGTTCTAGCTTCCTTAATGCAATGCAAGATTTTCTCTCCGACGACACGATTCGTTAAAAAGGCAATCTATACCGAATATGGGACCGACTTCGTTCCTATTGGTCTTGAGGGAGATGTTAAGGATAAGCAAGCGTTGTCTATGGCAATCAATGAACTAGGAAAACCGATAGACAAGGAAACATTTACAAAGCTGTATACCAAGCTAAAATACTCTGTTATTAAGCGTTCAGAAGATTATGAGGACGATAAAATGCGTGCGGTAGTATATTATGACGCTTTGCAGAGATACCCAGCCTACATTGCCGAATATGCCTTATCCCGCAAATATAAGTTCTTCCCTAGCCTTTATGAGCTACAGGAAGAAATTGACTTTGCGATGAAATATTGGGTTTTTATTAAGGAGAAGTTGAATGAACATTAAAGACATTGAAAACAAGATAATATGTGCAGATTGTATGGACATCTTAAAGCAGTTGCCAGATAAGTGTATTGACTGCATTTTAACAGACCCGCCTTACTTTGGAATTGTTAAAAACGATTGGGACAACCAGTGGAAAAACATTCAAGAGTTTCAATTGTGGGTTGGAGAAGTCGGAAAAGAACTTTATAGGGTTTTGAAAGATAATGGAAGTTTTTATTGGTTTGGAGATGATAAAACGATTGCTTATTGCCAAGTTGAGCTTGATAAGTATTTCAGTTTGATAAATAACCTCGTGTGGAAAAAAGACTCACTAATTACAACAAAAGGAACTTATTCTGTTTTTAGAAGCTACGCACCAATTACAGAAAGATGCTTGTTTTATGACAAGGGGGAAGATAAAACAGGGCTTGAAATGGTTAAAGATGTTATGCCAAACCCTTTTGCAAAATACCTAAAAGATGAGTTAATACCTTATTTTGGAAGCGTGGCAAATTTTAGGAAATTTGTTGTTAAAGAAATGTATTTAGATAGTGCAATGGTTAATCGGTGGTTTGATGGTGATTGTTTAATAAGTAAAGATAAATACTTATTTATTCGTGAAAAAACTGGTAAATTGCGCCGTGAGTATGAAGAATTGCGCCGTGAGTATGAAGAATTGCGTAGGGTTTGGAACAATGAAAAGGATGCTTTTGAAGTATTAAACTTCAAGACAGTAATGGAAAAAGGAAAGATTCACCCAACACAAAAGCCAATTCCTTTGATTAGTTATTTACTAGAAAGAAGCACAAATAAAGATATGCTTGTTCTTGACCAATTTTCAGGAAGTGGCACGACCGCTATTGCTTGCACAAAACTTAAACGCCGTTTTATTTGTATAGAAAAAGACCCTAACTATCACAAAGCTAGTGTTGAAAGATTAAACGAGTTTAACAGACAATTGACCCTATTTTAAGGAGAAGATGAATGAAACACATTGAAGATAATATACAGGCGGGAATTGTTAAGTTGCTCCGGCTAAATGGCTTTTTAGTGTTTTCAGTCCCTAATGGAGGGCAGAGGTCGGCAATTACTGGGGCAATCCTAAAGAAAACAGGGGCTTTGGCTGGAGTTTCGGACTTAATCATCGTGTTAGAAGGGCGAGTCGTTTTCGTTGAGGTGAAAACTCCGACGGGTCGGCAACAGGACACACAAAAAGTATTCCAAGAAAGGGTAGAACAGCTGGGGCACCGATACGAAATATGGCGGGATATAAGGGATTGCGAGGATTTTATAAAAAATGAAAAAAAATGAAAAAAAGGTATTTACAATTAAAATTATAAAGTGTATAGTATAACTGTAATTAACCAAGACAAAGGAGAAAACAAATGGAAATCGAGAAGTTTTTTGAGGAAAACATTAAGCCGCTAATCTCTGATAAGTTAGAGGAGATTGAGGAAGATGTGGATTTGAATGAGCTTAATTCTTATGAACATCATAGTTCTTTTAATTATTACGAGCCTGATTATGACGACTACGATGAAGATGAGATGTATGATGTTTGTGTTGAAGCATTAATCAGAGAAATTGAAGAATACGGAGTTTATGAGGTTTTTGTTTCTAGGCTTTCAGAAGAAGCAATAGAAAGCTTTGAATACATTACAAAAAAAGAAGAGGAAGCTCTTAATGATATGACTATAAATTATCTTAAAGGAAAGGAGTAATAAAATGAACTGGGAAGAATTAGCAGACAAGCATTGCAATAGCACTAGCGTTAACAGCCTGTTCTATGTTGACCTACCCAACAAACTTTGGGCTATCGTAGAAAAGGACGGGAATGTTGAGTTGCACTGTGTTGGCGGAGGTGAAGATGTAAAGGTTGTTTCAATGGCAATATTTTTAGGCAAAAAGACTTACGAACAGATTGATAAACTTTTGGAGGGTTTGAAAGGAGAAGTAAAATGAGAGAATTAAAAGCGGTGAGAAAATTAAAGGCAGAGGAAATTGAGGTTAAGGTTAAGCAAGTTATAGTCATTTACGATGATAAGAAAACTGATGAAAAAGGCAATCCTCTTATTAAGTGGCAAGGCTGTATTGCATTGTTATATAAGACCGCTCGTGTGGATATGGATATACTTGACGAAACCTTTGGAGCTATGGATTGGCAATCTGATTATAAAACAGTTAAAGACAATCTTTACTGCGGCATCGCCGTAAAGAGCGGTGATGAGTGGATTTGGCGTTGGGATTGTGGCATTGAAAGCCGTGCTGACGGGGAAGGTAATGAAAAGAAGGGGGAGGCTTCTGACGCATTTAAGAGAGCAGGGTTCAAGTGGGGAATCGGCAGAGAATTATACACTGCGCCAAAGATATTTATTCCAGCAACGGTTTCCTTTGAAGGGGGTAAAAAAGTATTGGCAGATAAGAAGTTATCGTTTTCGGTGCAATACATTGATTATGATGATACAGGTATTGCTGCTTTGGTAATTCAAGACCAAAAAGGGAATGTTTGCTTTGAATGGAAGAAAAGAGGCTTTAACGCGCATAAAGGAGATAAAGAATGAGCATATATAGCGAAGTAATTGAGATAAACCAAAAGCTGGCGGATATGATAGACCCAGCGACAGGCGAAATTGCCGAGGGTTACGATGAAGCCGAAAACACCAAGAAAGAGCTACTTGCGTTTGGCTTGGAAAAGTGGTGCAAAACCTTGAGGAATATCCAAAACGATATTGAGGGGCTTAAAGCCGAAAAGAAGCGCATTGAAGGCAAAATCAAGGCTTTGGAGGGGCAAGAGAAGTTTGCCGAGGGTTATATTCACAAACTTTACTTGGAAACAGGTGAAGAAAAGGCTTTGGCGGGTAGCTTTACCGTATCCACGAGGAAGTCCGAGCAGGTTATTTTGACCGAAGGCTTTGAAAACAAGGATTACGGCAAATACGAATTCAAGGCAGATAAGGTAGCAATTAAAGATGCCTTGAAGAACGGAATTGAGATTGAAGGTGCCACACTTCAGACTAATTATAATTTACAGGTGAGGTAGAAAATGACTAAAATTATTGTAAGAAGCGAAGCAGGAGTTTTTATTGGTGAAGCAGAAAAAGAAGTATATCTTGAAGAATTGAAATCAGGTTATATAACTCTTAAAGACTCAATGAACATTAACTACTATGAAGGCTGTGCCTCGTTGCACCAGCTTGCATCAGGAACTTATAAAAACATAAGATTAAGTCCAGTTGTTGAGACAATCCTTATAAAAGGAACATACTTTGAGATATTAGATGTTCAAAAAGGAGCTAAAATCTATGACGCAAAAACAAACTGGAAGTTTTAATAAACCAAGCGAAAAGGATTGCCTCCTGTTTTTAAGTGGCTGTGGTGATGGCTATGGCTATGGTGATGATAATGGCAATGGCAACGGTGATAGTTATAGCCATGGTGAT